CTAGTTTCGTCAGGAAGGCAAAACCCTTATACCAATAACTCAATAGTGCAAAACGCTTATGACAGCATAGACAGAATGGACAAGCTAAACACCAATGAGAAGAATAAGAGAAAATAAGACATCAAGAGAAGATTGGATGACATGACATAGAACATCGAGAACAGGGTCGACGCGTTCTCTAAGGCTGAAGTTCTGGTAGGACATCGTATAGGCAGGGGAATTAATGCTAGGTAGGCTGTAGTTCGTGATTTGACAGATATGGTGAATCAATACGTGCAAACTCACTTGTATGGTCTTCCAACATTCACTAAGGGTTGTAATTCCATGTAAGTAGCAGAAAGACTGGGTGAATTGGTGGGTTAAGCGGAGTATGTCTTTGAAATTGACTTCGGAAGTTACGATTCTACGTAAAGTCTCGCCTGTAGACAGTGGGAGCTGACGATCTTGGAGTAGTGCTGCGATGACAGCGATGTAATCAATATGTGGAAGGCTGTAGCAATGTGTGACAATTATGTTTGCCATTCTGGGTATCAGATGAGGTCGAGCAACTGCAGACTGTCGGGGGAAAAATCTACTTCTTGGGGCAATACTATCATCACTCATATGTTCCTTAAGATGGTGTGCGCCCTTGCAATTAATGAAAATGATGTGGATCAAGCTCTTAAGTTATTGATGAAAGCATGCCAGAACGGAGAAGAATTAACATAATACCTGACTAAAGGATTGAAATGTGCTGGGATGGTTGAGGGGGATGACAATGTGTTCGCTTCTGATAGAGATGTCACTTCTTCTATTGAGCTAGCTGCCAAGTTGTTCGGTTTCAAAGCTGAATACACGAAAACCAATGGAGAAAGTTTTCAATTCTGTAAAGTCAGAGTGACAGATAATGGTATGGGGGATAGATCTTCTGCCAAAAGCTTGCCAAGTGTCATGAATAAGTTGGGTTGGACAACCAAGAACGTCAAAGCAGGTAGTAAGAGAGAGGCTATGCTGACTCAGAGCAAGCTGTTGATTACATGGATGATGTACACTGATAGTTTACCTGGAATGGATGATTTTGTGGCAGCAATGTTGGATTCTTTCCCTGATAATAGAAGATATGTCAAGTTTGTCAATGGGCAATTGAAACCGCATTCGGCATTAAACAAGTATCTGATAGAATCAGGGTATAGAGTGAATTAAGAGGGGAATCTCGAAGCATTGCCTTACAAGAAACCATATCAGAGCCAAGTCCTGTCATAAATAGATGTCCAGAGATACAGCGAAGAACTAAGAAGGTTGGCCGATAGTGTCAGGAAGAATGGGAGATACATTGTACTATAGAAGAGGGACTACCAGAATTTATCCAGTGAATTTAGAAATGCTAACAAACGACCGTCAACTAGAAGTGAACTTGCCTCAGCACCACACTTGGTTTATCATGGATGGATAGGTAGAGCGGTGGCCACAGCCTCAGCAGGGGTGGAAGCTGTCGTCGAACTGACAGCAAGTGAGAAAATGCCTTCATATTAAAATATAACGAAGCACAAACCAATGGAGAAGGCAGTGAGTGAATATAGGCCAGGAGCGGATAATGGCAACTTGATCTAAGAGTTCTAGATCTATCACAATGGGGAAGGGATGACTGTCCCGATAGCGGTGTGGGTTAACAGGAAAGAGATGGATTATCTAAATTCAGCTTTGAAAGAGTGTGCGGAAAAAGGAATATTGGTTGCGGTAGCAAAGCCTTTGTATGAGGAGTTGAAGTTCAATGCTGGTAAAGAGTCTGCGAGAAGGTGTATACGCACTTTCACGAGTCATAACGACAAACTCGGTTTTGATTACGATGTCAAAGCTAGAATGTTTAAGGCTCAGCTGTCGAATCAATTCAGTTCATCAAGGTACCCAGAATTCCTGAGGAGAGCAGCGAAGTTCCATCGTGAGTACAAGAATGAGAATTACGCGGCATACTTAGAGAGTGCAGCCGGCAAATTCACTATTAGTGAATCAAAGCAACGCTCTCTCTTGACTGATCAG